ATTCACTTAGACTTAAATGATCTCCCGAGACCCCTCCAGAAGCCGTGTTGGTTCATAAGCCTGCGGCGGGACTTGCACCCACAACCCGTACCCGTCTTGGCGGAAAGCCACTCGACTGCCGGGGCGACCCCCATCTTATCCAAAACATTATATACCTTATCTCCCGCCCCGGGAGGGGGAGGTTCGCGATGAACAGGTTCGATCCTGCGAAGTAGAGGTGGTCGAGCCAGTTCCGGGTGATCCCACTTTCCCGAAAACGGACATTCAAAATCAACAGTATCCATAGGATACCTTTTAATCATAGCCGCTCGCCACTTTCGACCACCCTCCTTATCTCGACATGCGCGACAGTGGGCACCCATATGGCAGGCTTTTGTTTCTGTAAAGTTCATCATGGACAAGTAGACGCAGATGCAGCCCCACTTGAGGCGGCTTCAGCATAGCCAGCCAAGCATGGGTGAGCATGCTCATTCTCGCGGAAATGGGCCGAACCGCAGTCTAGCGGAGATCCTCCCGTATCTACCCCCTCGAAAATAGGTATGGTATTTGTCACAGACGTAGCATCCACGGTCCAACCCGTGGCAGTCTTGGTAAGCGTGACTAGCACATCCTCCGTAACATCACCAGTCTTACTAACACAGTTTGAGCCGTAAGTATCAATAACCAACCCGCCAGTAATTGTACCAGTCCACACACAAGGGCTACCAGACGAATTAGTAACCGTGTGTCCACCGTCTATGGACACTCCACCAGCAGCATTATCCACCTTATAATTAAACCCGTCGTGATCTCGGCATGCCAGAGCGGGGTCCGCGCTGCAATAACTAGCGTCAACATCTGAGAACACAACCTCCATAATCTCAGCCGTACAACAGGAACCTTGGCAGCCTCGGGGGGCGGGGCAAAGTAAGTTAGAGTGGGGCGATGAGGCGGGGTGTCCACCGCAGGGTTTTACCCTAGCTTCGCCTGAACTTGATACATAATCTACATCAGGGTCATCATACGGGTCGCCGCCAATGCAAGTGCAAGAAATAGTATCCCCGTTTGGTACGGTCACCCCCTCATTTATGCCAACCAAGCAGGGGGAGGGGGAGGCTGCTCGAACGTCCAAGTCGTCCTCTCCGCTAAACAGGATAGTCTTTACCTTCCCATCGGCTCTCAAAGCCGAAAGCACCACGTTGTAATGGCCGCTGCCAGTGAGGCTTACCTCAAGATAGAAGTCGGTATAGATGTGCTCGGATTGATACCCGTCCACTACGCAGATAACACCGGGAGGATACCCGCCCCATCCATAATTCCTGTATGTTATTCCTTCAACATAGCCTTCCCACGTACACGCCGTAGATTGAAACACTGTAAAGTCTCGGCCATTCACACCAGTCAGATCCCGGTCATCCAAGAACCTATCTTCGCAGCACTCTTTACAGTCCAAGTTTCCTTCAACCCCAGAAAAAGAAACAGTTACGAATTTTGGAGTGCAGCAGTGCACTTCGCCTTGTTCCGGGGGGCAGTCTGCATTCTCAGAGCAAGGAAGGCATATCGAGCACTCGTCACACGGTTGCCACAAACAATGGGGACACTCAGTACAAATGCAACGCGCTGGCTTCTCGCCGGGATCTTCATCCCAGAGAGGCTTTGAACTCGCGCTTTTCCAGTATGGGCGGTATGCAGTGGTCATCAGCTACAGTCTACTGAGGCAATGATGTTGGTATAGAGTGTCTTACTCTCGCTCACTTGGCTACCATTAACATCATACTCAAAATCCTGAAACTGTAACACCCAGTTACCATTTGAAGTGTCGAAGCCGACTCCGGTCACACGGGTAGTGACCCACCCAGCCTTGTCCGAGGTTTGATTATCAATAGAATACTCCGAATCAGGGGCAAACCCAGCTCCAATCCCGCCCTGCACAAGCTGGGCTTCGGTCTTATGCCGGTCCTCACGATCTCCGGCGGCGAAGTCTGTGCCATTAGCGAGAGTTCTGTGAGAGAAAGCGGCGTCGAGCTGGAGGGTGCTTTCCCCACCGAGGTGAAAGGTTCCGCCGGAGGCTTGATCATCCAAACCGGGCATATCGTCGTCCGGCTCGGCTGCGACGAGCTCAACACGATTAATCAGGTCTTCAATACGAGAGTCAGCGTCCCGCAATCTTTCCTGAATCTGTTTGTTTGTTAGCAGCTCATCCATTGTTAGCTCGGCACAGAGACCTCAAACCATTGGGTGGGCATCGTTACTGTGTTGATCCTAGTCGCCCTATAATTCTCTCTACCCAAAAGAGTAACCCCGCTACGGACGCCGGGGACAGACTTACTCCCATCAACATGTTCATAAGCCCTAGTAGCACTCCGGGTCTGCTTTACTGACCACTCAATATTCGTATACCCAAAATACAGCTTACCATTGTGCCAGCGAGTCGTATAATCGCTCGTAGTACCCGTATGCGTAAAGTTATCATAATCATCTTCGACGGGCTTCGGGCGTTGCGGGATACTCGTAAACGACACGTCGTACGTACGATCAGCATTGACTGAGAACGACAGCGAGTTACTTCTTCCCGAAGCAGATACTGACGGAGCTATAACACTCGTTTGGTTCTTATAGCGGTAGACGTACCCAGTGCCATAACGTGTCGAGAATGAAGCAGCAGCCTTAGTCCCACCAGACTTCGAATTCGACTCGAAAGTAGTAAAGTCATAGTTATACGTTTGATCCGTATTGAGCTGCAGGTTTGACACGCTATACATGGTCCCCTGCGCGGGCGCAGTCCACCCGTTAGGCACGTCATCGGCAACCACATGCTCGCCCCTACCCCGCTCAACAGTAAGCATCGGGACATTATAGTTAAACCTAAAGCCTGTAGGGAGGGACGTTTCGTAAACAAGGTCTGCATCAAAGAAACCATCATCCCGCCTACGGTTCCTTACAGAATAAACACCCCCCTCATGATCAGCACTATCCGGAGCTTCAACCGGGTCTGACTGCGCAAAATACATATACATGTCGCTTGCGGCCTTGAGATTTTTAGATGCAATAAACCCATCACCCCCATCAACAGCAACATGCTTGGTGAGCCTGCTCTCATACATCCCGTCAGGATTCCACTGATTGGTGACGGTATATCGTTCACCGTCTACGTGCGCCTCGGGAGCGTCCACTGGGGTAGCCTGCGATTTATAAATCAGGGTAAACGCCGCTTCATCCTCATTAGTAGCGCTCTTCCAGTACACCCGACCGGAACCTTCGTCCGCACCGGAAATGGATTTGCGATGCTGTAATCGCGCGTCGTATGTTCCATCCAGCTGCAGCTCATTAGTCGTATTGTAGATAACACCCTGCTCTGCGTCTGGAGCAGCAATGGGCGTGGCCTCGTTGTCATACACATACGTGGTCGTAGTGTCGAAGAACGACTTATTCTGGGTGAACTCAAACTGGCTGGGGTTGCTATGTACGTAGGTCAGGCTGCCGGAATATGTAGCATCAGGGTTAAACCGGAAGGCCGCTTCATACGTACCATTTACGACGGCAGGTGCGTCGATCGGATCGTCAAGGTTCTCGTAGATGAGCCTCGCACCTTCGCGGTTGGGGAAGCTGACCTGTTTAAATTGTGCTTGGGCGATGACGGACTGGCGGTATGTTATGTCCGAGTCGTAAATCCCGCCGTCGTTAATATTCGTACGCACACTGTACACACCTCGCGCCTCCGACGGCTCCACATCGGGGGCGTTACCGAGGTTTCGGTATGTGAATTCGTACACAGCCGAGAGTGGACTGCCTGAGCTGAATTCAACAAGGTGCTCTTTAAGATCTACAGTCTCTGTGGTAATGTCGGATGAATTATCATCACGCACGTTGGTGCGACGGCTGTATATGACCCCGTCCACAGCCGAGAGCGTACTGACTGTTTGAGATGTAACGCCCAGTTGCTGACGCTCAGTCCCCTCCTGCAGTGGCGATACCCGAGTCTGCTGGCCAGCTTCATCACGATACTTAACCGTCCTCTTCTCGATGGACGTGTTGTATCCGCCCCGCTCTTTATCATAGGACACAGAGCTAAGGGTGTATGTGATCCCGTCCGTGTCACTAGGAAGCGTCGGGATCTCGTTAGTCAGGAAATGAAATGTTCTGTCGACGTTATAACGTTCATTGTTCTCTGAATCTACATCTTCAGCTGTGTGGGTGCCAAGCCGGAGGGTCTGTACGATCCCTTGAACCTGCGGATTCTGTAGGATGCGACCGTCTTCTGTAGATACGACCTGCCATGTGCCCGCGTAGGTAAGGCCGTCAGCATTAGGATCTGCGACTGTTGAAAGGGTCTTGAGATAGGTGAGAACGTCCTCGACGTAGGAATCATAGATATCGTCAAACAGCCGGACAAGCGTAGTAACGCCTGACTCCTCGTCATGGGTAAACTGTAACTTCTTAGGAGCGGTTTCGGCTACTAAGTCTCTCTCCCGCTCGTTGGCCATACTATGCCGCGCCCATCAGCCGCAGAGACTCCTCGAAATGATCATTCGCCCTTGAACGATCCTTTGCATCCTTAGAGTCTGCCCGGAAGAACCGGGAAAGCGTAAATTCAACTAGCGCGCGCCTGTAGGAACTGTCGAGAGTCATCGTACCTTCCACATTATAGGGATCAATCTCGGTAAACGCATTGAGTGCGCCTACACTGGTGATGCGACTTTCAGGAAACTCATAGTATAAAAACCTTAAACCATCGTTTATGGCAATCACATAATCCTCATCCTTCCAGTGCTCTGCGCTCTCGTTCACATCATTAGCATACCGCCGGACATCTTCAATAATATCTGTGCCAGTCATTAGATCCACCTACCTCCTTGCATCGTAAGGCTTACATTCTTGTGACCCACAATACGGGTCTTTACTGCGGAGGCGACCTCTCGTCTAAACTTATCCTCCTGAATGGCCACCCCTGCAAGATCAGTCCACCTTCGCCCGGGCATCTGCTTCAGATACGCGGCGGCTTTCGCGGCTATACCGTCCACCCATCGAGTCAGCTCAAAGTCAGGGACGGTATCGGTGTTTTCTTGGGGGACGAGAACCACCTTAACTGTAAGGCCGGATGTGACGCTGGCCGTGGGGATATGGTCATCGTGAAATCGAAATTGGTAGTAGGGGGAAGCTACCTTGCCTACAAGCGTGTAGATACGGTGATCAATCACCGGGCCTGTCGAGGAAGTAGCGGTTGTGCGCTGCGCCCAGACCACACGCCGGATCTCGGGTTCGTCTCCTGCCGAGGTATCCGGGTTCAGATCATAAGCCTGAGTTGAGGCTACCAGACTGATCGCGGTGAGAGTCTTCTGCCACACCTCACTTCTGGCCAAAAACTCTCGGATGGCAGTGCGGACCGCCATGTTCGCAAAATCGTCTCTGCACCCGGGTACGTGGGGCAGAACCAGAGGGAGGATATCAGAAACTGATGCAATCATAGCTATACCTTAAAAGAAAAAGGCGGGTAGCAGTACAAACCACCACCCGCCTTTATTAAAGGTTAAACTTCGTGCCTAGTTCGTGTCGTAACCAAACGCAGTCACCCGATACACCATAGTCGTGCTCGCGTCAGTCGCGAAGAGGACATCAATGGTATCTGCACTTGTGTACAGCTTACCACTAGCCGCAGCCGCCCCCAAAGCTTCAGTCCCTGTTTTGACGTCTTTGGTAGAGGTGATCGCAGTGGCCACGATAAACCCATTAGGGTCTGTCGCGTCGCCAATCGCCAAAGTAGCCCCCGACCCCGCCTCAGCAGTTGTAACTTCGAGCCGACAGCCCAAAACCACAACACCTGCGGGAACGTCGATTACATTATGAACATCCGCAGCCGACGCAACACCATCGACCGAGAGGTCAATCGTCTTCGACGTAGCGGTCCAAGCACCCCCACGGGTAAACAAACCCGCTCGAGTCTTGTCAACTTCGGCACCAAACACGCTAACTGTGAAAAGGCCCGCCAGCGCACCAACTAGTATTTTCTTAATTGTATTCACTGTTGTTCCTTTCATTAAGCGTCGTTTACGACGAACTCAACCAGTCCTTCGGACTTCCTGACTTTCCAGTCATACACCTGCAGCGCCCGGAAGAGCGTTGCAAAGGTCTTCTCAGACCTGATCGTCTCTGCCTTGTTGAGCTGCGAGATATAACTGACCGCGTCCATATTGCCCGCGAACATATACGTATACGTGCCAGTCGTCCCCGGAAGCAAGTTGCTCTCGTAGATCGTGACACCATCAATTTCGCCGACTCGGCCCGATCGTATGATCGACTTGGCGTCGTTGGTCTTGTCTGCATGCCAGAGTTCCGACTGCATCAAGAAATGGCGGAACCACGGGGGTACAACCATCCAAACTTTACCGCCAGCCAGAGCGTTCTGCTCCGCTAGAATCGTCCGCACACGCAATATAATCTCAATCGCGTTATCGGCAGTGACCACTTCGGGAGTTCCAGTAGTTCCATTATCAAAACTACCTTCTTTACCTGCAGTGGCACCTCGGTTCTGCGAAGCAGCATCTCCAGCGATATCCAAGAAAAACTGCGTCTCGATATCCTGCGCCAACTGACGCGTACCGACATCCACATATTTACTGGATAACTCCAAATGCGACTGCTTTTCATCAATGCTGTCAACAGAGATATTGAAATACTTTGCTCTGTCTACAGCCATCGTAATGGGAGTGGAGTACGGGACTTCAATGTCCAGTTCCTGACCCTTTGAATAATCACTCACAGTAATCGTCGGCTCGGTAGCGATGGTGACTTTGTCACCCTGCTCCAGCAAGCCTTCGTAAAACCGTCCGGTAGTGATCTGCGGCATTAGAGTTGTGGCCCAATACTCCACATTAAACTCATCCGCAAAAAGTTCAGGAATAAGACCAGAAGTGCCGCCACCATATTGGGGATAACCCCCTGATACACCAACACTCATAATACTTACCCTTTCAGCCGACCTTCTATGTCAGCTAGGTGAAACTTCCTCATCTGCGTTCGCAATTCCTCAGTCAACCCTCCGGGCTGTGAAGCTCTGCGAAGCAGCGCGTTGTAATCGGACCGTTGCAAGTCCTCGTTACTCTCAGATGCAGGAGGTGCTGGCGTGGCTGCGGCTGTCGTCGGGGCAACCTGTTGTGCCTTACTGGGCGGTAGAACATCCGGCGCGGATTGCGTCGCAACATCCGAGTCACCCTTAGACTGCAGGTAGCGGTTGAAAATTCGACCAGCTACTTCTGCGGTAGGTTGCCGTGCGGCGTACTGTTGCCAAGTCTCTTGGCTAATCTCCGGATTCGCGGGTTTCTGCAAAAACTCGATCCAGTCTTCACTGGGCGGGATACCCTGTTCGGGGTCTCCATTTACAGCTTTGAACCCCGGCGCGGCAGTCTCAACTGCGGCAGTGAAACGAGTATATTCGCTTTTCTGCTCAACAGACTTGAGCCTGTCTTCCAACGGTTCAAGGTCCGGCGCTTCCGGCATAGCTTCAGTTACATGTTTAACAGCATTTTCAGCTACAGCAACGAGCGTTTTCAGCCCGTCTTCGTCATAGGTTTCAAGCACATCTTTAGGAATCCCTTTGAGATACGTCTCAACCTTTTCCTGCAGAGTCGGCTCCAATACTGGTGCCTTCAGCTCGTCAACACTCTTAGAGAGGTCTTCCAGCTGGGTCTGCAGATAAACGTTGCTCTCGCGGGACTCGCTAAGCTCTCGGCCCAGACGATCCAACTCACTCCCATGCCTACCATCAGCTGTATTCAGCTTCTGGGTCAGCTCAGCGATTTTGTCCTCATACTGTCCAGCAATCGGGTCAGGCTCAGGCGGTGTGCTCTCATCCTCCGGTGCTACCTCGGGTTGGTCTACAACGTCTTCTACCTCATCCGGCTCTAACAGCTCGGCCTTCTTCGCATCCAGAGCTTCCATAGCTCGCTTAACTTCCGGTTCAACTGCGGGGTCCATTGTTTCTCCTACGTCAGCTTAGCTGGCATGGGTTATTATTTATTGGCCTCGTCAATAATCACAGAGAGAGCAGAGGACTCTGAGTGAAGGTTTTCCTTCCCCACGAGCCTATTTTCCTTATCCCGCTTATCGCGCTCACTGGTGACCCAGCCCATTATGGTCTGGAACGAGTGAGTGTTCCTAAGCGAGCGGAAGGCGTCGTTGAGCACTTTCCTCTCTGCCGGATTAGTTGGGAGATTCATCCGATGTTCCCTTTCTACGGGATATGGCTGTGTTGTACAACCTACGGAGTGTCTATATTCTGTTTGCGCTATGGGGGTTATCGGCGGTGCGGCGGTCGGTGCGTTTGCCGCTTCGGTCTCGGGGAAGTCGGCTTCGGCTTCGGCTTTTGATATTGGGCAGTGCCTCGATCAGTCATGCCTTGGTTCCCAATATTCCCTCGCGGGACCGGAGCATTAAGTTCTGCTGTCGTTAGCTTTCTTCTCTTGGTGGTTTTGGCGACCGTGGGGACAGCTCTGGGTTTGGTTGCTACCGCGCCGCCTCCACCGGGCCGAGCCCCTGAAACTGCACCCCTATTCGCCACCCTCTGCGCCGTTCGGGTGGTGCCGGGAACTCCCGTCAGAGCACTTGAAACTGCGCCCTTATTCGCCGCCTTCTTCTGATAAGGCAACAGGGGCCGGTTGGCGGCTCTGGCGGCGTCTCTGGCTGCCCAGCGCGCACGCGTGCGATCAGCTGATGACTCGTTTACCTTCTGACCGCCTTGCATCTTGGGTGGCTTGTTCGCCGCCTTCTTCGCCCGGTTGGCTCTGGCTGTCCTCTTCAGCCGTTCAACGCGAGCAGCCTCTTTCTCGTCTACCTTCTGACCGCTTCGCATCTTGGGGTTTTTGGGTGCCGCTTTAAGCGGATCATAGCCCTGTCTCTTCGCGCGCGCTAAAGCACTCACTTGTGAGGCAGCCTTGGGTGCCGCCTTAACCGTGTCTCTCAGCCTCGCCCGCTCGGTCTTGAGGGCCTTCACCACTCTGTCTGGCGGCGGGGCATCTCCAGACTTTTTAGGGGTTCTGGCGATTCTGTCTAATGCCGTTGCTCTACTCTTTGCTGCCTTATCTGGAGGCTTGGTTTTGGCGACCGGGCGGACAATTCTAGGTTTGGTTCGCGCAGAAAAGGGTTTGATCGCTTTTACTGCCGCTGGCTTCGCTTTCGCTGCCGCTGGCTTCGCTTTCGCTGGCTTCGCTTTCGCTGCCTTGCGTTTTGCTTGGTATGCTTCTTTCCGAGCTTTGGCTCGTCGTCTTTCTCCGGGGGACGTTCGTGATCCTGGGCGGGGCATATTGATGTTCCTTATTTATACGGCTAACTGACGGCGATATCAAACGCGACTTTAGTGTCGTGCCCCTTCGCCTCTAGCTGCTTAATTAACCTGTCTAAGATATCAGGCATTTAAAGTTACTCCTGCGTGGGTGTGGTGCCAAGTGTGTTCGGCCCACCCCCCGCCGCAGATGCCTGTTGCTGTTGGAGTGCAGTCGCTTGTGCCTGCTCTTGCTGAGCCTGCTCAACGCGCGTTTTCAGCTCCTGCTCGGTGGGGATGATATCCCGGTTCTCCAGATGCATCAGGTCGGCCATAACTCGCAGAAGGTCCGCGCGGCCTTCGATACCAATGATCTGTTGATCAATAGGATTGTTGGTACGATCCATAAACTCCGACACCTTCTGAAGCTGGATCTCCCGCAACAACATGCCTGTAGCGCCGCGCGTTACGACGTTCAAATCGCCCTTAATCTCAGGATCTTCATTAAACATCATATTCCACACATAAAACCGTTCGACAAGCGGCCCGACAGCCCGCTGATCAATGTTCGCAAACGCCTCTTTAATCCCACGACTCGCCGCATTCAGCAGCATCGACAGGCCAGATGCCGTCCGTCCTGCGCCGGGGACTTGCTCGCTTAGGGCTGCGTGAGTGGGAACGCCCGACTCAAGCTCTGCGTCGGAGATCGCCTGCAAATACGTAGCCTGCAGCTCGGTCGCATTACTGGAAGGTTGGAAGAACCTAACGGCGGGGGTAGCGCTCCCCTGCTCATTCGTGGTCTGCCAGATTTTGAGCGGGTGGATATTCGAGATATCCTCCCCATCCGGCAATCGGCTCACATCAATCTCTGCCTGTGGCCCTGATGCAACACCCATGTTCGTTACCAAGGATCGCATCGTAGCATTCGCCCGATCCTGACTAGACTCCATAAGATGGGGGATACCATTCCCCCAAAAACTGCCGACAACCCTCTTGTACACAGCTTTGTGGTACGGGCGACGACCGAGCGGATCGGGGTTGGGCATGACTTTAAGAACGTGATCTCCTGACCAAATGATTTGAAACTCATAATCCCGGCCACTCTTCGCGCCACTAACACCCCACTCCTTGAGAAGCTCACCCTCTACTGGCCCCCAATACTCAAACACCTCAATCAAACTATCGTACTGGTGGGAACGATCCGGCTTCTCCTCCAACCTCGCCCTTTCATCATCAGCCTGCATCTCCGCAACACTGGAGCCGCCACGCGAGTCCTGCATCAACGCGTCGATCTGCTCGGGCTGGTAGCCCTGTAGATCACGCAGTTCACCGACCGAAGTTCGGGACATGCGGGAACGCTCTATAATATACCCGTCTAAAACCTCCGTCGCTTCGGGGCTGGGATAGATATCGAGCGGGCTGGGCGCTTCGGCCAAGGGCTTCTGCTCCTGATCAACCACTGGCTGATCACCCTCCCACCTCAACGTTTTTACACTCCGGACAACCGGACCCTTCAAAAAGCCTGTGCCGAACGTAACCGTGTGGCTGATAAAATCCTTAAAGACCCTAATCCAATCGGACTCCAGCAACTGGTCGCCGATCGCCTTCTCCATGTTACCCGCGCGCTTCTTCGCCGCTTTCCACCTCCGCGCCTCAACCTCTTCACGCATACTGCGGGACAACTGTTCGACCTGATCTGGGGTGGGGGGAATGCCGGATGACCGGACGGTGGTAATAACCTCCTCCATCACCTTCTCGACTATCGAGTTTAAAACGGAGTCTGGGAGGTCGGGGAGGGGGGTTGGCTCGAGTGCCCAGATCCGATCGCCGTAAGGGAGAAGCACATCGCCCATCCAAGCTTCCGCACCGTTGCACTTTCGCTCTGTAAGAGGGACGTACACAATCGCCGTGCCCTGCTCTTCGTACGCCTTTTGATCCTCAGAAGAGTATTGCCCCTTACGCCGCCGCAAGGCGTCCATAAGCCTCGCTTCAACATTGGATGTATTCCTCTCCTGCTGGGCGGTGGTAAAGGCGTTTTTGACAAATCCCAGAAGCTTTTCTGACCCTGCCCCCTTAACCAGTCTATCCGCAGCGTCGGGTTTTAAGTCCCTGTCGTCGATCTCCGCGTTGGAGAGTATCTGTAATCCCTGTACTGTAGCCATCGCTAAACCTTCCCATACGCACTATAATACGTCAACTTACCCAAGTCCTCCCGACTGGGGGGCGTTACCACTTATACTCGGCCTTCTTTTGCTTCCTGACCCCAATCTTACCCCGCCTCACGACCATATCGTGCCCCATCGCCAAAGTCTGGAAACTGTCGGCAGCATGGCTGTTACCATCATGGAATGGCCGATCCTTCCAAACTAACCGTCTGGCGTCCCACTGTTTTCGGTACATCTCCAGTTTTTTAACGCCTTCTGCACACCTCTCCTCATCGAACCAGCAACGCGAGAAAATACTGCGCGCGGCGTCAATACTTTCTCGCTTATCTCCAACACGAGGAACCACAGTAAAGCGCATCCCAAGCTTCGCGGCTGTTTGCAGGCGACTCGCTCCGGTAGATAGCTCGCGAACTCCAAGATCATGTGGTCCAACGTGACGACCATAAGCATAGGGCTTATCATCAAGTAGTCTCTTGTAGTGCGCCAGTCCCTCACCCTCATCCTCCAGATAGTCAATTAACCTGATCTCCTTACCGAAATCCTGTACAAACCAAATCGACGTAGCATCATCCATCCCGATATCCCAGTATGTATCCACTGCAATGCGACTATCGTAGGGCACCTTGGTAAACTGGTTATTCTTCCGCGCGGCAGTAAACTGACTGGTAAAGTAGGCACCTTTAATTAGCTGGTCAAACGCTTCCTGTGGAAAGCTGGGGAACTCCGACCACATCTTCGCGCCCTGCTCGACAACCTTAGTCACATACCACTTCTTCTGCTCATCAGTCAGGTCGATCTGGTGCTTAGATGTGAGCTGGGTGAAGTACTCCTGCATGTCAGCGCTGATAACCACATCCGCGTCCAGCGTATACTTGGGGTCCAGAAACCACGGATAGAAATGAAACTTCCAGTCCATCCTGTGGAACTCGCGCTTACCCGCCTGCACATCCTCTTCCGTATCCATCGCCAGTTTGCAGAAATCGTAAAACACCCCGCCGTTACCGCGTGCGGTTGATTCGATGAATACCAACGCGTTCTGGGAACTGGCGGCGGAAAGCGTACCGGACACAAACTCTTCGGCCTTATCCGGGTGCTCTGCGGCGACCTTGGCCAGCTCAGAACTGTGGATAATCTGGGCGGTAGCTGAGCGGGCGGAAACCGTCACGTTGATCACACTCTCATTAGACAGCTGAAGCTGGCCAGCGGCCCCTTTCGTACCCGCCTTTGTGGGCAGCAGCTCCCGCAGCTCCACAGGCAGATGCTCAAATGGATACAGGATCTTACGACGAAAGATATCCTCAGCATTTGGCAAGGTGTCTGCCACAATCATCGCCTCAGTCCCCGGTCGGAATAAGCATGAATCCAAAATAAACAAATCAATGAATGTTGAAAAACCAATCTGGCGGGCTTTAAGCACCACATTCTTATGCTTCATGTTGTCATACAGATCCAACTGGGGCGGGTTCATGACAAACGTAACCTGCTGCCCGTCCTCATCTAGAATCTTGTATAGATTATTGAGCCGCCATTTCTGATCGGCCAAACACTTAGTTAAGCTCGCGGCCATCTATCTCCACATCCTCCGGGTCAATGTGTGTCAGCTTCCTTTGTTCAGCGGGGAGAAGGGGCATACCTTGCGACTCCTCCATAACCCGCTTGAGGGAGTGAAGGGTCTGGTCACCATCCAGCGTAAGGGTGTTCTGGTTAAACACCACACCTGCTTTGTCCTTCGGCCTGTACTCTTCATGATGCACCTCCAACTGTTTCTCCAACAGCTTGTCAGACTGGGTGGTGGTAGTCCTTACAGCCTCCCCGCTACTATTCTTCACTGTTGATACGGTCCCCACCATCGCCCGCCGCTCCGCCTCGTCTTCCCTTTGTACTCTCCGGAAGGCAATGTGCAGCTCCAGCGCACGGTGGTACTGTTTTTCGAGCCGCTCACCCCCCAGTAGCTTATTAAGGTCAGACCATTTTAACCCTGCGGCTTTGAGCGCGTCAGTCTGCAGGGTGCCCTCGGCCACGTCCTTACAGAACACGCCAAACTTTGCCCTCATTGTCTTCTCTACAGCCCGCCTGCGTGCAAGCGCCTTTTGGGCAGGGCTCTTGGGTAAAGGTTTACCCAACCGCTTGGCTTTGCGACACGCTTGAGTATACAGCACGTCGGCCTTCTGATCCCGCGCGATTTTCTTTGGAGCCTCAAATGCCTCGGTCAAAACTGTCTGTATATCCTTCTGGGAGGTCGTATTCTCCGTCATCATCTTCCTCTATACGTTTATCCAAGAGATCCATAAGATCCTCGGTAGTTATGTTTAGGCCAATAAAATCTAACAATTCGCGAGTTTCATCACTATATATAAACTGTATGAGGCTCACAACGTCCTGCTGACTCATTTTGTCTATACTGAGTTTTCGCCCGATATCGGCTAGTCTTGAGGTAACCCAGCCATCTTTGATTACGCCATAGCGGCGTAAGAGCCTGTAGTCGCACACCGCTTGGTGGATTATGGCGCGAATAAGTATGTCCACTATGGGCAGCCCATGTTTGTGCGGGCGGGTAGATCATCATTCATAAAAAATTCCAAAAATTTTTTCGATTCCCGAATTTCCGGTAGGTTCCTATATATTATACATAGTACACCCCACACACGCGCGCTGGTCCGCGTACCCGGTGCGCCTCGCTCGACGCGTTCCTTACATGCTCCCTGTCATACATTGCCGTGTTTCCGGCCCCATTTCAATCAAATACGCCTTTTTCGGGGGAAAACTAGTTTTTGACATGTAAGGAATAAACTTTTTTTCAGGAGTTCTTATATAAGAACGCGGGCGTTCCTAATAAGCGCGTAAGGAAATCGAAAATCTTGTAAAATATAGTCAGATATAACGTTGATACTGTAGAGCGGGCATTCAGCCAACTCATCACGACAACTGGAGAAAACGAAATGAAGATGAAAGCCGAACACCTTACCGTCGAGCAGGAGAACGCAGCTGCGGGAATTAAGCTTGCTGCTGACAATGTCGCGGATTCTGTCGCGGTCTTATTTGAAAAAATTGTTCACGGTGTGGACACTCTCGGATTGACCGAGGAGTATGCGGTTGAAATGATCACCGCCTCCGGACGATGGAATCTGAAAACCGCCCAAAACTATGTCAGGAACGCTCTACGGGAATTCGACCCGGCGAAATACCGGAAGCGTTCTGAGGGTGATCAGGGACGTCCCGTGAATGTGGAAGGCGTTCTCCTCGCCCACGCACTCTGCGGTGGTGAATTCCCTGCGGTAGCTTGGGCGGGACTCGACGCAAAGCAGCAGAAAAACGCAGCTGACTCCGCAGCGCGATACGTACTTGTAGCGGATGGTAAGTTGGTTATTCGTCCCGCCACTCTCGCAAAGTTTAACAAGGCAAATCCCGACATCGCAATCGGCTAACGGCACGCACTGCGGGGGGAGGTCCAACCCCTCCCCCCGTAGTACGACACGCGACACGCAACACGCAACACGACAATGACACGCAACACGACACGCAACACGACACGCGACACGCGACACGCGACACGCGACACGCGACACGCGACAGCTAATATCCAAGTATATATAACTTATTGCATTCCGTTTCAGTGCGGATTAGGGCGTGAAAACCGTGCGGCAATTAACTCCTTACCAAGTGCTATATCTAACTATATATAACGCTAACAAAAAAGGTGTGAGTTACCTTGAGAAGCTCCGTTGGCAATGCGAAAAGACCTAACCCTGTCTCGGGTTGTTAATATGATCCAGTTGCTAAGTACTGCGACAAGACGGCAATTATATACAGGTGTATATAATGTTGGTAAAACTTGGTTGGCCC